GCATCATCCCGGAATCGTATTCAAACCGGAACGGAAACTTCGACACCCGACAGGTTTTTTCCGTAAACGGGATGCACCGAATGCCGCAAAGCGGAAAACGCAACAAGCATTTATAGGCATCCGACAGATCAGGCATAGGGACGGAAAACTCGGGAAAACTAGCAAGGGAATGAGCATCAGCGAGCAAACTGTTGGCCTGACGAACAAGAGCCTCGACTCTCGGAACGTCCTGCGGGGCAATGCTGAACATATCGCGCATGCTCTAGGTTAAAGTAATTATGATTGCTGTCAGCCCATTCCGGCTGAAACTCGTCAAATATTTCGTCGTAGTTCGACTTCGGGAGTTCCAAACATTCGGGAACATAGGAAACCGGCTCGGCCGTCCTCCTCCCCTTTTGCTTCATAAAATCAAACAAGCCCATGGCTACTCCATCTCGTTGGCGGCCTGGAACCACACCACCGTGCCGATCACGCGCACGGGGCCGTCGTCCATGCCGAAAATCATGTCCTCGTAGTCCTCGAAGCTATCCGCCGACAGCATCAGCTTGGTGCTGCCCTTGTACCAGCGGCGCATGACCGCGCGGTAGTCCTCGGTCTCCACCACAGCGATTGACCCGTTGGCGGGCTGGCGGTCGGGGTCGACCAGCACGTGGCTGCCCTCGGGTATGACGCGGTTCATGCAGTCGCCCTCGACCTCCAGGGCGAACGCGCGCGGGTGCCCGGCGCACACGGAGGCGGGAATCTCCACGCGGTGCGCGACCTCCTCCTCGTCGGCTAGCGAGCCGGCATGCACGCGGCCGAGCGTGAGCAGCGGCACGGTTGCGCCGCTGGCCACCACGGGGATGGCGCCGGAGGGCATATACGGGCTGCCCTTGGGCTTTTTGGTCACGGGGTCGATGAACGACATCCCGTTATCTTCAATAATGTTGCTTTTAGAAATGCGGAAGTAGTCCGCAATCTTTTGTATCGAACCCATACGAGGTTCGGAGAAACCGCCCTCCCATTGAGAGACGGCACCACGGGAAACGCCCGCAATCGAGGCAAGCTGTTCTTGCGTAACGCCGAACAGTTCCCGCAGTTGGATGATGTTCTCGCGGATACCCATAGCGACCTCCTGTTAACTTCTCTTGCATTTTATTGCAAAATTAACTTGACATGCAATGCTAGAAAAACTAACCTTTGAGGCAGTTCGACAAGCGAAGGAGGTGATAAGGCTTGGCGAAGTTCAAAACTCTTCGCGAAGCGCGCGAAGATGCAGGCTTCACGCAGCAATACATGGCTGATGAACTGGGTGTTTCTCGTCCTACCTACATAAAAATCGAGGAGAAGCCCGAGAATGCGAGCGTTTTACAGGCGCGCCGCATCTGTGAAATCCTGAGCCGTAGCTACGAGAGCATTTTTTTCGGCAGAAACGCTAGTTAAAGTAACCGTAAGGAGAAACAACATGACCAACGCAAGCCACCAGCCCGAGTTCGTTTCGGACATCGTCGGCAGAACGCTTGACTGCATCGTCAACAACCGCAAGCGCGTGGCCGTCAACTTCGAGCTGGCCGAGAACGGCTGCATGGAGGAGACGCACGACAGCCTCAAGCGCCGCATCACGGCCATGTGGGGCTTCCAGACGAGCGGCATCGAGCTTCTGGAGGCGAGCACGACGTGGTTCGAACTCGGCGGCATGCAGTTCAACGTCTACGACTCCGTGCAGTTCAGCGTGAACGGCAAGGGCTGGAGCACCGACTTCAAGCGCATCGAGCGCGACAGCGCCTACGACGAGAAGGAGTAGGCCATGCTGAACGAGGTGACCGTACGGGGGGGGGTTCACCGCCCTCAACGTGAAGAGCGGCAAGTGCGTGCTGCAGTTTGAGCTGGACCCGAAGTACAGGGACTTCATCCCGAAGCTGGTGGAGTTCACGGGCCAGATGCTCAACATCCACGTGTACGACGACCAGGAGGTGATGTTCGTGAACGAGGACACCGGGGAGTGCATCTACGAGGACGCCCCGCTTTCGCTGCCGGGCGTCGAGGGCGAATGACCCCGCAGCAGCGCGCCATGTGCCGCGAGCTGGCGGCCATGATGCGCGAGTTCTACAAGGACCCAGAGAACGAGAGGAAGTTCCAGGAATGGAAAAGATCAAGGGAAAGAGGGTGCGCGTCGCAGCCGGCAAGCGAAAGACGCGCACCGCAACGGTTCACTTCCGAACCGAGGACAGTGTAACACCTCGGCAGCGCCGCGAGCGGGTGCAGGCCGTTTTCGCCGCCATGTTCGTCTGCGCGTGCATCGCCGCCACGTGGCTGCTGGAGGCTCTGGTATGGCCAAGGTAGCGGACGCGAGGTCCCAGGCGCTCGTCACGAGGGCGTGCTCCTGGGTCGCGGGCAACCCCGCCACGTGGGCCAAGCTGCGCGGCATCTGCTACCGGCTGATGCTGGAGGGCCACGTCGTCCAACGGGACAACGTGTACACGCTCGCATGCCAGAACGGGCTGACGGTCAGCGAGGCCGCGGAGTTCAAGCGCGACCACAACCTGTGGAGCGTGCTGTCCCGCTACATGGTGCTGCAGCGACCCTCCATGCTCGCCGCCATCAGCTTCCGCACCACCCCCATCGACTCGGTGGACCTGGTGGGGACCTGGCAGCGCGTGGTGGGACCCACGCCGTTCGCGGCCTCGACCCTCGCCGAGGCGCAGGCGATCTACGACGGGCGGCCGCTATGAGGTGCCGCATCGTCATAGAGGGCCGCATGCCGAGCCTCAACGACTACATCCGCGCAGAGCGCGCGAACCGCTACAAGGCGGCGGCCGTGAAGAAGCGCGAGACGGCCCGCGTGAGGGCGGCGGCTCTGGAACAGCGCGCCCCGAGGTTCGACCGCCCCGTCACCGTGCGCACCACGTTCTACGAGCCCGACATGCGCCGCGACGCCGACAACGTGGGCTTCGCCCGCAAGTTCGTGCTGGACGGCCTGGTGGCCGCCGGGGTCATAAAGGACGACTCCCGCAGGTACGTTCTCTCCTGCCCCGACCGCGTGGCCACCGACAGGTCGCGCCCGCGGGTGGAGGTGGAGGTGAGCGACGAGTGACGAGGCGCGACAAGGGGCGGCCCCACAGGTCGTGGCGCAAGGCGGACCTGGACCGCATAGCCGAGCTGGCCGGCACGGTCCCGGCCAGCGAGATACGGCGCGAGATGCGGCTGTCCAAGAACCAGCTCGACAACGCGCGGCGCGTGATCAACGCCAACGGCGGCCACGTTTCCCTGCGCTGCTACCGCCACCGCCTGGAGCTGTGCCCGTCGTGCGGGTGCCGCAGGGCGACCCTCGGCAAGGACGGCATCTGCGAGCCGTGCCGGCGGCAGAAGCAGCTGGAGGCCATAGAGGCCCGCATAGCCGAGCTGCTGCCGAGGCTCACCGCCGAGGAGCGCCGCACCTACGAGCGCACCGAGTGCGGCCGCGAGAGCCGCGCCGACCCGATGCCGAAGCCTCCCGACGCCTCACACATGAGCCGCTACGCGGCCGACAAGGCCGCCGAGGAGCACGACGCGGCGATGGAGAGATGGCTGTGCCGCTACCTGTACCGCAGGGTGAAGGCGGCGCAGAAGCGCAAGGAGCGCATCGAGAAAAAAGTTCCGAAATCCTGAAAAGTTTTTATCACTTATAGTTTTCCCAGTTAAGAGACCCAAATGCTCACGGAAATCATCAGCAAGACCGTCACGGACAAGACCGTGGACAGCATCCTGAGGCGCATCGGCCGCGCCGTCCCCATGCCCGTGCCGGGAGACGGCGGCTTCGACGCGGCAATGCGCCAGGCGTTCAACATGGGCGCCGCCTGCATGGCCGCGCAGATCAAGAACGGCCCCGTGCCCAGCAAGCGCATCGCGCTCATGGGCGAGGTCGCCCGCGTGGCATGCCGCGCCCGCCTGATGGGCCTGGAGTGCCGCGTCGAGGCCCAGGAGGTCGAACGCTGATGCAGACGCTGGAGACCGTGGAACTCTGCGACGTGTTCCCTTACGAGCGGGAGGACGGCGAGGCCATGAACCCCCGCGACTTCTCCACCAAGGAGAGCGCGGCGCACATCGCCGACCTGGCCGAGCAGTTCAAGCACAACCGGCTCAACCCCGGCCAGCCCGTCATGAAGCCCATCCTCTACCGCGACGGGGGCATCTACCGAATCATCGACGGCGAGTGCCGCGTGCGCGCCATGCGCTCCATCGGCACCAAGAGGTTCCTGGCCGAGGTCTACGACGACCTGGACGACGCCGAGCTGGCGCGCGCCGAGGCGGCCAAGGCCATGGTGGAGACGGACGTCAAGCTGGGGCTGACCGCTGCCGAGAAGTCGCGCGGCGTGCAGACGATGCTCGCGCTCGACATCCCCGACGAGGAGGTGGCCGCAGCAGCCCGCACCGACGCCGCGACCGTGCGCAAGGCGCGCAGGGCCGTCCGCAAGGTGCAGGACGCCGCCTACGACATGACCCTCGACCGCCTGGCCGCCATAGCCGAGTTCGAGGGCGACGACAAGGCCGTGGCCAAGCTGCGCGACTGCAAGCAGTCGGACTGGCAGCGCGTGTATGCGGGCCTTCGCGCGGCGGCCGCCAACCGCCGCAACCGCGCCGAGATGGTGGCGATCATCGCCGACGCGGGCGTCGAGTTCGCGAACGAGTGCCCCGAGGGCTACGAGGCGCTCCGAACGTTCTCCGACTTCCGCCCCGACCTGGCCGTCCTGGACGCCTACGTGGCCGACAACGCCGACAAGGGCCTGCTCGCCGAGGAGACCGAGTTCGGCGTGACGCTGCTGGCCCCCGTGGAGGAGGTTGCTGACGAGTCGGCGCAGGCCGCCGCTCAGCGAAGGGCCGACGCGCAGCGCAAGGCCGACTTCTACGCCGCCTACGAGGACGGTAGGGCGGCCCGCCTCGAGTGGATATCCGCCCACGCCCTGGTCCTCAGGACGATGCACCGCACGGCGCTGGCGCTGACCGCTCTCGCCATGGAGGACCAGGCCGTGGAGGCGTTCGAGGAGATGCTGGGGCGCCCCATCGACCGCACGCCCACAGAGCTGGCCGTGGCCATGGGCTGGCGAGCCGCGTGGAACATGAACGGCGGGACGGCCTGGGCCCTGGTCAGCGACGGCGGCTCCGTGTATGTCTGCCGCGATGCCATCGAGAACGTGACCATCGTCTATGAGGCCATGAAGGCCGACGGCTACGAGCCGAACGCGGCCGAGACGGAGACCTACGAGGCGTGCGTGGCGCGCCTGGAAAGCGAGCAGTAAATGAGCGAAGCAGTTGAGGCCGTGGTCATCGAGCCGGAGGAGGCGTCTGAGCTGACCGTGGCGTACTCCCCCGCCGTCATCGAGGCGAACTTCGACGCCCTGGAGGCGCACGTGCGCAAGCTGGTGGCCGACTACGAGGGCGCTACGTACGACATGTCCAAGGACGAGAACGTGAAGGCCGCCAAGCGCGACCGCACCTACCTGAACGGCATCGCGAAGCAGATAGACGAGCGCCGCAAGGCGGTGGCGCGCGAGTACACCGCGCCGCTGGCCGCTTTCGAGGACAGGTGCAAGGCCGTGGCGGGCATCGCCAAGCAGGCGGCCGACGGCATCAAGGCGCAGCTGGACGATGCCGAGGCCGAGCGCCAGGCGCGCGCATACGCGAAGCTGCAGGAGCACTACGAGGAGTTCGCCGGGCTGCTGGCCCCCGTCGTGCCGTACGAGCGTTTCCATTCAAAGCAGTGGCTCAACAAGACGTTCGGCGAGGCGAAGGCGTTCAAGGCCCTGGAGGAGAAGGTCTCGAACCTCGCCCAGGACTGGGAAACCCTCAAGGCGCAGTTCGAGGGCGAGCCGTTCTACGACGAGGCCGAGCGCGAGCTGTTCGCGACCCTGGACCTGGGCGCGGCGATCACGGCGGCGCACAAGGCCGCCGAGGAGCGCCAGCGAATCGCCGAGCTGAAGGCGGCAATGGAGCCGGAACCCATGGAGGAGCCGGAGCCTGCGGAGGAGGCGGAGCCCGAGGCCGAAGCGCCCGAGCAGGTGGCCAACTGGTTGTCCGCCGGCGGAGTGGTGGAGGCGGAGGCCTGCCCCATCCCTCCCGATGAATGGCAGGACCCGCTGCCCGCTTCCGTGGCGGACAACGAGGCGCAGCCCGCGCCCATCCCCGCCCCGCCGGCGCCGCCCGCGCCCGTCCCCGCGCCCATGGCCATGGCGGGCGACCCCTGGATGATCGTGGTGCCCTGCGCGACGCGGGAGCAGATGCAGGGCGTGGCCGCCGCCCTCAGGGCCCAGGGAGTGGCCGGCACCATCATGCACGGCACGGTGGGCCAGGTTTACGAGCGTATGAACGGAGGCTACTAGCATGACGCAGGAAAACGGACCCATCGACCTCATGGCCGCCGTCGCCAAGGTGCAGCGCGCCGTGGTGGTGCCCAAGGCGAAGTACAACGCCTTCGGCAAGTTCAGCTACCGGAGCTACGAGGATATCGTCGCCGCGCTCAAGGAGCCGTGCAAGAAGGAGGGGCTGGCGTTCTTCCTCACCGACGAGCTGGTGCAGATAGGCGACCGCTACTACGTGAAGGCCACGGCGTGCGTGTTCCCCGCCGAGGGCGGCGAAGGCTCGCTGCAGGTGAGCGCCTACGCCCGCGAGGACGAGCACAAGAAGGGCTCGGACGACGCGCAGGTGACCGGGATGGCGTCGAGCTACGCCCGCAAGTACGCGCTATGCGGCGCGTTCGCCATCGACGGGCAGAGCGACCCGGACGGCATGGAGGAGCAGCCCGCGCCCGAGGAGAAGCAGCCTCCGCAGGACGGCCCCTTCACGGCGCACTGCCGCAGCTGCGGGGCGCGCTACCAGTTCGCCGGGATGCCGCAGTACATGGAGTTCGTGGCCAACAGCCCGTGCTGCCCGCGCCCCGACTGGCAGGTGGAGTAGATGCAGGCGCTCACCGAGGAGCTGGACGAGCTGACCGACAGGCTGGAGGCCGAGCTGAAGACCTGCAAGGAGTCCGGCTGCCAGTACGCCGAGAACGAGGCCGAATACCGCAAGGCCCTGCGAATCGCCATCCTGAACGAGCGCCAGAAGGGCACGCCCGTCACCATCATCGGCGACGTGTGCCGGGGCCAGGAGCAGATAGCGGAGGCCAAGCGCCGCCGCGACTGCTCCGAGGCCATCTACAAGGCCTCGCAGGAGGCCATCAACGTCATCAAGCTGCGCATCCGCATGGTGGACGCGCAGATCACCCGCATCTGGAACAGCGGGGACACGACACAAGGAGGATATTTATGAGCATCAACCGCGTGTGCATATCCGGCAACCTGACCCGAGACCCGGTTCTGCGCTCGACGGGCGGCGGCATGTCCGTCCTCTCGCTGGGCGTGGCCGTCAACGACCGCCGCAAGAACCAGCAGACCGGGCAGTGGGAGGACTACCCGAACTTCGTGGACTGCACGCTGTTCGGCACCCGTGGCGAGAAGATTGCGCAGTACCTCGCCAAGGGCAGCAAGGTGGCCATCGAGGGCAAGCTGCGCTACCGCAGCTGGAACGACCAGCAGACCGGCAAGAAGCGCAGCGCGCTGGAGGTCGTGGTGGACGAGCTGGAGTTCCTGAGCGGGCAGCAGGGCTATGCGCCCCAGCAGTACGCGCCCCAGCCGGCCCCGCAAGCGCCGCAGGCCCGCGCGTACGGCCAGGGACGCCCCGCCCCGGCGCCTGCGCCGCAGCAGCCCGCCTACGCGCCCCAGCCGGCCCCTCAGCAGGCGTACGCGCCCCAGCAGTACGCGCCCCAGCAGCCGGCGGTGGACGCCTCCGCAAGCGTGTACGACGAGGATATCCCGTTTTAAGGAAGGCGCTGGCGACACTATGGGCATGGTTATACACGACGACTTCTGGGCGGCCGCGCAGGCCATGCCGGAGAAGCAGCGCGCGCCGTTCATCTACGCCATCGTCGAGTACCGGTTCACGGGCAAGGAGCCGCAGGGCAGCCCCGCGTGGCTGCCCACCTTCCTGGTGCTCAAGGGCAGGCTCGACATGGGCGACGAGAAGAGCGAGCGCGCAAGGAAGGCGGCAAACGCCCGATGGGGCAACAGGCCGGGGAATGGAGACGCGGTGGCTGATGCGGCGGCACAGGCGCAAACCGATGCACCCGCACATGCAGATGCATATGCGGATGCAAGTGCGGATGCAGATGCGGACGCACATGCAGACGCATCGAGTTGCGGCAATGCAGAGGTTGAGGTTGAGGTTGAGTATATAGAAAACCCCTTAATCCCCTTTTCCGAAATCGTGCATGCGCTCAACGATGCGGCGGGCACCCGCTACCGAGCCAGCAGCGCCAAGACCCGCAGTCTGATACACGCCCGCTGGGCCGAGGGCTACCGCCTGCCCGACTTCCTGGCCGTCATCGACACGATGGCCGCCGAGTGGAAGGACGACCCGAAGATGGCCAAGTACCTGCGGCCCTCCACGCTGTTCTCGCCGAAGTTCGAGGACTACGTGAACCGCAGCCCGAAGGCCCGGAAGGAGGCGGACGGCTATGACGAGTACGACTAGCTGCCCGCACTGCGGGGCGCGGCTGGAGGCCAACTACGCGGCGATCATGGGCCGCCGGGTGTTCTGCGGCTGGAGGCCCTGCGGCTGCCCCGGGGCCGCAGCGGAGCGCGCCGAGCGCGCACGCCTCGAAGCCCGGGCCAAGGCCGAGGAGGCCGCCGCCAAACGCCGCCGCGCCTACGAGCGGGCCGGCATCAAGCCCCGCTTCATGGCCGCCGCCTCCCCCCTGGCCGGCGATATTGCTGCGAAAGTGGGGCAAGGGCGCGGGGCGTACATCTGCGGCCCCGTGGGCACGGGCAAGACCCATCTGGCCAGCGCCGTGGCGCGGCTTCTGGTGGACGGCGGCACCAGCGTGAAGGTGACCGACATGCTGGGCGTGCTGGCCGCCATCAAGGGCACCTACGGCGGGGACGGCACCGAGGACGGCGTGCTGTCGCGGCTGTCTCGCGTGGGGTGCCTGGTGCTGGACGACCTGGGCAAGGAATCGCCCACCGACTGGACGCTCGGGCAGGTGTTTCGCGTCGTGAACGACAGGTACGAGAACATGAGGCCGGTCATCGTGACCACGCAGTACGGCAAGGGCGACCTCATACGCCGACTGGCCAAGAACGGCGACGAGGAGACGGCGGTGGCCATCGTGAGCCGCCTGGCCGAGATGTGCGACAAGTACGAGCTGCAAGGCAAGGACAGGAGGCTATCGAATGGCGAACGTTGACACGCTGCCGGAGATCCTGCGCCCCCTCATGGAGGGGCCGAGCATCGAGACGCGCAGGTGCGCCGTGTGCGGCGCCCCCAGGCCGCTCAACCGCCACCACATCGTGAGACGCGGGGCGGGCAAGCTGTTCCGAGGCGGCCGGGAGGTGCCCAAGCCCACCATCGTGCTGTGCGGCAGCGGCAACGCGGGCGGCTGCCACGGCCTGGCGCACGCCAACAGGCTGCACTTCCGCTGGGTCAGGGCCGGGCAGAGGTTCAACCGCCCCGCCGGGCTCCGGGCACTGGGAGTACCTGCTGCTGCCGGAGCCGACCAAGTACGCGGACGCCCTGGCCATGGACGGCTGGAGGCGGCTGCCCGGCGGGAGGCGGTGCATGTGAGCGGGTACGAGCCGCCGAGCGGGTGGAACCTGCCGCCGGGCTGCTTCGAGTCCGACCCTAAGGCGCCGTGGAACGCGCCAGACCCCTGGGAGGGCCGCGAGTGCCGCGAGTGCCGCTTCTTCGGCAGCGTGAGCGGCGGCTCCCTAACGGCGACCATATGCGCCTACGACGCGATGACGGGCGAAGGCCCGGACGTCGAGGCGGTTGCAGGATACGACGGGGCATGCGAGTGCTTCGAGGAATAGGAGGACGGAATGAGGAAGATCTACGCGTGCGCCACCGAAGGAGACGTGGTGCTGGCGTTCGAGGACAGGCTGGACGCCGAGGAGTACGCCGGCGAGCACGACGGCGTGACGGTGCTGCCGGTGCCGTGCGTGAGCGCGTACGAGTACCCGGGCGAGCACTCGGCGACCGACTGGGAGCGCGTGACGGGCAGCCTGCCGAAGAAGGGAGGCGAGTAGCCATGGGAATCATCTGCAAGAGCTGCGGGCGCGATATCGACGCCCTGGGGCAGGACAACATGGGAGTGGGCGCTCCGCTGTGCGAGGACTGCTGGAACGGTCAGAAGCGCCTCGCGGTGCAGGACCGCTCCCTGCAGAACCTCCACCGAGAGAACGAGCGCCTGCGAAGCGAGAACAAGGCGCTGGCCGACAACCTCGCCGAGGTGGGGCGCAAGCTCGCCGATGCCAGGCAGAGGCTGCGCAGCGACGGGCCGGCGGACTGCAAGCGGCTGCGGCGCGAGGTCGAGGCGGCCTACGAGGTGAGCCGCGAGCGCGCCCTGGCGCTCACGAAGCTGGACGAGTGCGAGATGTGGCTGGGGCGCTGCGAGCCCAAGGAGACGGCGGCGCCGACGCTCAAGGGCGCGGCCCAGGAGGCCGCCATGCCGTGCCTGAAGGACGACGGGGCGCGCAACTTCAAGCTGCCCGACGTGAACGTGGAGGTGAAGGCCGAGATAACGGCCGAGAAGGTGGCGAAGAGCCTGCGCAAGGCCATGCAGCCGGCCATGCGGATGGCGGTGGAGTAACCATGGAGCAGACCGAGAAGCCGAAGCGCCGCCCCAGCATCGAGGTGCGCTGCCCGAAGTGCGGCGCGCGAGAGAGGTGGGACCACCTTCCCCACGGCGGCGACCGCTGCCGATGGTGCGGGTACCTGTTCGAGGACTACACGTGGCACGACCGCGAGGGGAGGCCGCTGTGACGAACTGGGAACGCTACTTCGGCACGCCGGAGGCCGCGATGCGCATGGAAGTGCGCATGCTGTGCGACGGGCGGCGGTTCCGCATCGCGGTGAGCGAGTGCAACCCCTTCACCACGTGCATGTTCGAATCGCGCTGGGTGCGGGACTTTGCCTCGTGGGGCGAGTACCTGGACTGGCTCAATGCCGAATACGACGACGGGGTCATCAAATGGGAGGAGGACGCTCGATGACGAACTGGGAGCATTTCTTCGGGACGCCGGAGCGCGCCGCGCTGATGGACGTGGAGTTCTACGCCATCCCGGCGATGGTCGCCGTGAAGCGCGAGGAGAAGGCAGGCGACGCTGCCACGCTCAGGCCCGTGGCCCGCTTCGACTCGCGCGAGGAGTACCTGGCATGGCTCAAGTCCGAGCGGTGCGGCGAATGAACCGCCCGGGATGCAACTGGGGGTGCCTGCTCGCGATAGCCGCGATCATCGCCATAGACGCGGCGGCCATCTACGCCATAAGGGCGCTGGTGCTCGGCCTCATGGCCATGGCCGTGGCGGCGTGCTAGGGACAACCGAATACGGAAACAGGCAGAGGGCCGTCCTTCGGGGCGGCCTTTTCCGTGCCCGGCGACACGCTTGCGACCATATGGGCCGAGAGATAGGAGACGCATGGCGAGAGGCGAGACATACGAGGAGTTCACGGCCAAGTTCGAGCCGAAGAGGACGACCGACGACTGCTACACCCCGCCCGAGGTGTACGACTGCGTGCTGCGGTGGGCGCACCGGGAGTACGGGTTCGACCTGGCGAAGGTGGCGCGCCCGTTCTACCCGGGCGGCGACTACGAGCGCGAGGAGTACCCGGAGGGCTGCACGGTGGTGGACAACCCGCCGTTCTCCATCCTGAGCAAAATCGTCAAGCACTACCAGGAGCGCGGCGTGGGCTTCTTCCTGTTCGCCCCCACCCTGACGTGCATGGGCATCCGCAACTGCTGCAAGGTCGTGACGGGCGCCAGCGTGACATACGCCAACGGCGCGAGCGTCAACACGTCGTTCGTGACCAACCTCGACCCCGCCCAGGCGAGGAGCGCACCCGACCTGCGCGCCGAGCTGGATGTCGAGATAGAGCGCCTGCGCCGCGAGAAGGCCAAGTCAATGCCGAAGTACGAGTATCCCGACGAGGTGCTGACCGCGCCCATGCTGGCGCGCTACTCCAAGTACGGCATCGACTTCCGCGTAGGCCCGCAGGAGTGCAGCTTCACGAGGGCGCTCGACGCGCAGCGCGGCCAGGGCAAGGCGATATACGGCAGCGGCTACCTCATATCAGAGCGTGCAGCCGCAGAGCGTGCAGCCGCAGAGCGTGCAGCCGCAGAGCGTGCAGCCGCAGAGCGTGCAGCCGCAGAGCGTGCAGCCGCAGAGCGTGCAGCCGCAGAGCGTTTCGCGCTTTCGCCGCGCGAGCGCGATGTGATCGCGTCGCTTGGCTAGCGCGAAACTAATCAGGAAGGAGGCCGCAGGTGCCCAAGAAGGACAAGCCGCTCACGGCGAAGCAGGAGGCGTTCGCCCGCGAGATGGCCAAGCCCCGCGCCAAGCAGCAGGACGCGTACCGCGCGGCCTACGACTGCAAGCGCATGAACTACAACTCGATAAGCTGCGCCGCCTCCAAGCTGATGCGAGACCCACGAATCGCGCACAGAATCCAGGAAATCCGCGACGCGGCCGCCAAGGACTGCCGCTGGGAGCTGCAGGACGCCGCCGCCCCGCTGTTCGAGGTGCTGGACGGCGCGCTGCCCATCTTCCGCCGCCAGGCGGCCGAGGGCAGCATCAACGGCGACGCGCGCCTGGCCATAACCGAGAGCGTGAAGCTGCTCAACGATATGTTCGGCGTGGACGGCGCGAAGGCCGCCATGGCGGAGGCGGGGGTGACCATCGTTGACGACCTCGGTTAGGCTCTCGGACGTCGTGGCAACCGTGTTCGCCGGCGTGTGGCGCTCCATCAAGTCGCACGAGTTCACGCACTACTGGTTCAAGGGCGGGCGCAACTCCACCAAGTCGTCGTTCATCTCCATCGCCATCGTGCTGCTGATCATGCTCAACCCGGAGGCCAACGCCGTCGTGCTGCGCAAGGTCGGCAACACGCTGCGCACGTCCGTGTACGAGCAGATAGGCTGGGCGTGCGACGTGCTGGGCGTGGCCCGCCTGTTCGATTTCGGCCTGTCCCCCATGGAGGTGACCTACCGCCCCACCGGGCAGGTCATACGCTTCCTGGGGTGCGACAAGCCCAAGAAGCTGAAGTCGGCGAAGTTCCGCACCGGCTACTGCGCCGTGGTGTGGTTCGAGGAGGTAGACGAGTTCGACGGCATGGACGAGGTGCGCAGCGTGCTGGCCACGTTCCTGCGCGGCGGCGACATGTTCTGGGTCTTCTACAGCTACAACCCCCCGCGCTCGGCGCGCAACTGGGTGAACAAGGAGGCGCGCGACCTGGAGGCCCACCCGGGCGAGGACGGGCGCTTCACATGCCACACCACGTACCTGGACGTCATAGACGACCACCCCGAATGGATAAGCGCCACGGCGCTGGCGGAGGCGGAGCGCAGCCGCCGCAAGACGCCCGAGTCCTACCGCTGGCAATGGCTCGGCGAGGTCATAGGCACGGGCTCCGAGGTGTTCCCCGACAAGCTGCTGGACATACGCCCCATAACGGACGAGGAGCGCGCGTCCATCTCGCTGCGCTCGTTCGGCGTGGACGCGGGCAGCGTGCACCCGTGGGTGTTCATGGAGGCGGGATACGACGAGAACGAGCGCGTGCTTTACCTGCTGGACGAGGAGAGCCGCCAGGGAACCGAGGCCATCGACGTCAAGACCGCCGAGCTGGTGGCCGCCAAGCTGCAGGAGGCCGAGGACCCCGCCGCCGACGTGTGGTGCGACAGCGCGGCGCGCGGCATGATCCTCTACTACCAGGAGCAGGGCATCGGCGCGCAGAAATCGCTCAAGCAGGGCCTGAACGCGCCCAAGAACCGCATCAGGTGGATGCAGAACCTCACGCGCATAGTCATCGACCCCGACCGCTGCCCGCTCGCCGCCAAGGAGTTCCCCGAGTACGAGTACGTGTCGAACGGGCAGGGCGACATAACCGAGACACTGCCGAAGGTGAACGACGACGCGATAGACGCGGCGGGCTACGCCGCAGGACTGTGGATAAGGAGCAACCTCTGATGGAGAAACGTGGAAACACGGGCTATGCCGAGGCATGGCTGCGCCGCATGGGATACGAGCCGGACACCCGCATGCAGGGCATGGTGGACGTCTGGTTCGGGTGGTTCGCGGCGAACAACGGCTGGTACCACTACAGCGAGCGGCGCGGCTTCCGCGTGTACAAGCGCGAGCGCGCGAGCCTGCACCCGGCCGCGCTGGTGGCCGACGAGTGGGCCAGCCTGATAATGAACGAGAGCACGATCATCTCCAGCACGAGCGACGAGCGCCGCGCGTGGATGGCGCGATACTTCGCCAACCCCACGACGACCGGAGGCGACGGCCAGGAGGCGCCGGAGGACGGCCAGCCGGCGGCGCGGCCCACGGAGGACAGCGGCGCGCCCTCCTCGTTCGCCATGGACAACGCCGACTTCATAGCACGTGCGTTCGCCATGGGGACCGGCGCGTGGGTCATCGAGCCGCGAGGGGTGACCGACAGCGCCTACACGCCGGACGCCGAGCTGCGAATCGTGCGATACGACGCCACTCAGATACTCCCGCTGACGTGGAGCGCCGACGACTGCACGCAGTGCGCGTTCGTGGGCCGCGTGGAGGTCGGCGGGCGCGACTACGACCAGTGCCAGGCCCACGTGCTCGCGGGAGGCACCTACCACATCCTCACGCAGCTGTTCGACACCAAGACGCACAAGCAGGTGGCGGTCGAGGGCATCAGCACCGACATGGACACGCATTGCACCCGCCCGCTGTTCAGCTTGGTGCGCCCCGCCGTGTCGAACCGCTACTACGACTACTGCGCGATGGGCGCGAGCGTGTACTGCAACGCCGTGGGGGCCATGAAGGTGGTGGACGAGGCCGCCACCTCCCTGCTCGACCACATCCGAGTGGGCCGCCCGCGCACGTTCGTGGACAAGACCCTCATAGAGGCGAAGGCCGACAAGGGGCCGGACGGCAGCCTCACGAAAACGTATTACGCCTTCGGCGAGGCCGACGACACCATCTTCAGCATGAACCCCGGCGACGAGGGCTCGGCGAAGATACAGACCGTGCAGAGCGACCTCAAGGCCGACGAGAACGCCAGCGCCATCAACACGGGCCTGCGCCTGCTGTCGGTCGCGTGCGGCTTCGGCAACGGCTACTTCAGCTGGGAGTCGCACACGGGCCTGAAGACCGCCAAGGAGGTGGCGGCGGACAACTCGCAGCTGATGCGCTCCATACACCGCCACGAGAACGCCCTGCGCAAGTCAATCGTGCGCCTGGTCAACGGGATGGCGGACGCCTGCCGCAGCATCAAGGGCGAGGCGGTGCCGTACGGCGACGTGACGGTGGACTTTGACGACTCGATCATCAGCGACACGCAGAGCGCCCGCGAGATGGCCATGAGCGAGGTGGGCGCGGGCATCATGTCCGCGTGGGAGTACCGCCGCCGCTTCTACGGCGAGACCGCCGACGAGGCCAAGGCCAACGTGCCCGAGCAGCAGGGCGGCGCGTTCGACATGCTGGGCGACGGGCTGGCCTGATGCTGGGGCCGGACTACATAGAGCACTTCACCGATGCGGCGCAGGGGGCCATGGACGAGTACACCCTGCGCCTGGTGTGCATCTACGCCGCCCTCATAGGCTCCATCGACTTCGAGGGCGAGAGCGCCTACTCCCAGGCCGCCAGGAAGGCCGCGCTGGCAGCCAAGGACGTGCAGAAGGCCATGAGCGAGGAGGGGCGCCGCGCCGCGCGCGAGGCTGCCAAGGCTGCGGCCGAGGCCGTGGCCAAGAGCGCCGAGGCCGACCTGGCTTCGCTGGGCACGGCCATGGGCGCGCTGTCCAAGGCGATGCAGTGGAGGCTGCACAACTCCGCGCGGGCCACGGCGGCGGGCGTTCAGGAGGCGATCAGCCGCGACAACCTGAAGATGCCCGCCAACGTGCAGCGCGCGTACCTGGAGGTCGTGGCCCAGGCCGTGGCGCAGGTGAACTCGGGCATGGCCGGGTACGAGAAGGCGACCCGCGACGCCGTGCTGAAGCTGGCGCGGCGCGGCGTGTCCGTGGTGGAGTACAAGAGCGGGGCGTGGGCGCAGGCGGACGTGGCCATGCGCCGCCACATCCGCACCCAGGTGGTGCAGGCGGGCAGCCGCAACACGCTGGACCTCATGGAGGAGACCGGGCACGACCTCGTGCAGACCTCCTCGCACGGCGGGGCGCGCCCGAGCCACGCCAAGTGGCAGGGCCGCGTGTTCAGCCTGTCGGGCAAGTCCAAGAAGTACCCGCCCTTCAGCCGAACCGGTTACGGCTCCGTTGACGGCCTGTGCGGGGCCAACTGCAAGCACGACTTCGGTATCTACGTGGAGGGCCAGCCGCTGAGGTACGAGCGCGACCCGGACGGCGGCGACGAGAAGCGCGAGGAGCGGTACCAGGCCGAGCAGAAGCAGCGCGAGATCGAGCGCGGCATACGCGCGACCAAGCGAGAGGCGGCCGCCCTGAAGGCGGCGGGGCTCGACGACACCAAGGAGCGCGTGCGCCTGGGCAAGCTGCAGAAGCGCCAGCGCGAGCACATAGCGGCCCACCCCTACCTGTCCCGCGACTACTCAAGGGAGAACCCCTACGAGACGGGCAACAAGAAGCGCGCCCTCACCCGTCAGACGGCCAGCCGCATGGCCTACATGGCGCAGCCGGACGTCAAGGCGGCCATAGCCGAGGCGGGCGTGAGCCGCAAGCGCGTGGGCGAGCTGGTCAAAGCGGGCGGCGATGGCTTCGGCCTCATGGCCAAGGCTGAGCGCGACAAGGTTCTCAGGACCGCCATAAACCAGGCCAAGGCCGAGAAGGCGCGCGACCTGCGCGTGGCGGACGCCGCTGCGATGGCGGTACACGACGACAAGCAGGCGAAGCACATAGCGGGCAGTCGCCAGCACGAGCAGTACGTGGCGAACCTGAAGCGCAAGGGCAGCGAGTACAAGGAGCCGAGCTGCATCACCGCGACGCTCGAAGAGGTGCGAGACCTCGTTTCAAAGCACGCGGGAACGGGGCTGGCGCGCGCGACGCGCGCCGGAAGCTGGAACAAACGCGAAGTTTGCGACGCAGGGCGCGTGATCGGATACGTAATCGGTGATAATGGAGAGCACATCCCGACCACGCGTTTCACCATCCACTACGCCGATGGCGACGTGCACATCGTCCCAGCGAAACCGAAGGAGGCACAGCAATGAAGCTATCGGAAGCGGTGAAGTTTTTTCGCCAGCAGGTCAAGGTGACGTGCACCGACGGACAGGTGGTCACGGGCAAGTTCGACGACTACCAGAGCGATGCCGAATCGCTGGACGAGCCGAACACCATAGGCATCGACAACGGCGCGGGCATCATCGTGGACATACCCGTCGACGAGGTGGCGAGCATCGCCGCCCTGTAACCACAACCGAACAGCGAACGGCATCAAGGCCGCCCATCACGGGCGGCCTTTTCTTTTGCCTGGCGACACCTCGGGGAAGATGCGGTCACGCGATGGGGCGGCGACAACATGCCCCGCACGCGACCGCGGCGACAACGGCGGGCCATCCAAGCGCGCAGGGAAGCGCGACAACCAAACACGGAAGGAGCAAGCGATGGCGGACGACAACAAGCCCCAGGGCAACGAGGGCGGCGACAACGGCCAGCAGGCCGAACCGGCGAAGGAGGTCGTGTCCTACGCGAAGTACAAGCGCGAGACCGACGAGTACCAGGAGCAGGTGAAAGCCCTCAAGGCCGAGCTGGAGCAGCGCGACAAGCAGATCGAGGAGTTCACCTCCAAGGCGGGCAACGCCGACGAGCTGCAGGCCGCGCTCGACAAGGCGAAGGCCGACAACGAGGCGTACAAGGCCGACGCCGAGAAGCGCGAGGCCGACATGCGCCGAGACTTCGCCATCGACACCAAGCTGGCGCAGATGGGCGTGCGCAACGCCAAGGCGGCGCGCGCGATCATCCCCAACATCGCCGAGGCGAAGCTGGACGAGCAGGGCAACCTGACCGGCATCGACTTCGACGCCCTGAAGAAGGACAACGCCTACATGTTCGCCGACCAGCCGCGTTCGAGCGCGGGCGGCGAGCAGAAGGGCGGCGCAGGCTCCGACGGCCTGGCGGACTTCCGCGCAGCCTTCGGACTGACCAACGAATCTAAGGAGTAAATCATGCCTAACAGCATCGAACTGCCCCACGGCTACGAGAACGTGCTCATGGAGGCGTACCGCAAGGAATCCCTGACCGCCGTGCTGGAGAGCGCCGCGCCCACGGGCAACATCGCGCAGATGGAGCAGCTGGGCGAGTTCTACTATCCCGTGTACAGCATGGGCGGCCTGGGCGACGTGAAGGACAACGGCCGCCTGCCGCAGAACAGCGGCGCGTCCCTGACCTGGAAGCCCATCAGCGCGAACTACGACCGAGGCACCATCCTGGAAATCGACCAGAAGGTCGACGCCCAATCCTTCAACCTGGCTTTCGGCAACGCGGCCGCGCACTTCAACCGCAACAAGGTCGTGCCCGAAGGCGATGCGTTCGTGTTCTCCACGCTGTGCAAGGGCACGGGCATCAACAAAGAGCAGAAGACCTACGCCGACGGCGCGGACATGCTCAAGGGCCTGAACGCCGCCATGTGCGACATGGACGAGAAGGAGGTGCCGGAGGAGGGCCGCGTGCTGTTCATCACCCCCACCCTGCTGGGCATGGTGAAGGACCTCGACAACACCAAGTCCCGCGAGGCGCTGGACGGCTTCTCCAGCATCGTGAAGGTGCCGCAGTCCCGCTTCTATTCCGCCATCGACCTTTTGGACGGCGCGACGAAGGACGAGGAGATCGGCCACTACAAGAAGAACGCGTCCGCCGTGGACATGAACTTCCTGATTGTGCACAAAGACGCCGTAATCCTGCGCTGGAACTTCGCGCACGGCAAGGTCATCGACGCCGAGGACAACCAGCAAGGATTCGGCCACCTGTTCAAGTACCGCAAGTACGGCGTGTGCGGCGTGCGCGAGAACCTGGCGCACTACATCACCGCCGGAATGAAGGCAGCGTAGGAAGGGGGCGCAAGATGCGCGTAGTGGGATTGACGTTCGAGAAGAAGCCCGCCGCCAAGAAGAAGGCGGCCGCCAAGGGCAAGGACCCGGCAGCGAAAGACGCGGAGCGCCCGGAGAAGGCCGCCGAGCAGGCCCAGGAGCCGGAGAAGGCCGAGGAGGCCGAGGGCGATGGGGACTAGCGCCCCGACCTACGAGGACTACCTGGCAACCGGGCGCGGGGAGCTGTCCGCCGAGGAGTTCAAGGCGGCGCTCCCCCACGCCACGGCGGCCGTGCGCGACCTGATCTTCCCCAACGAGCCGGACGGCTCCGAGGAGTGGGCGCGCGCGGTCATGGCGGCCTGCGAGGTCGATGCAGCGTACGGATGCTCCGGCGGCATCATGGAAGGCGGAGGGTTCACCGTCGGCTCGTTCTCGTGGAACCCCGGCACCGGGATAGAGGGCAGCTACCGCCGCGACATGCAGGCGGCCGTGCAGAGCGAGCTGCTGGGCACGCCGCTGCTGTATCCGGGCCTGGGGGGCGCGAGATGATGCGGGTGCCGCGCTCGGCGCGGCCCTCCACCATGTTCGTCAAGGTACCCAGGGAGAGCGGCTACGGCGGCGAGTTCGAGCAGCCCGTCGAGGTGCGCCGCGTGCGCTTCGAGCCGGCATCGGCATGGCTCGTTCGCGAGTACGCCCTGGGCGACGGGGCACAGGGCCTCGTGATAGCAGACGGCGCGGACAGCCCGGGCATGTTCGACGTGCCAGTGGGCAGCCGCGTGAGCATCGACGGGGGCGAGTGGATGAACGTGGCGAGGTGCACGCCCCGCCGCGCGTTCGGCACCCGCCCCCACCACTGGGAACTGGAGGTGAGGTAGATGCCGGCTGCCGTGACGGTCGACCTGACCAAGCTCATGAAGCGTTTCAGCGCGAAGGAGCTGGAGGCCAAGCAGGTGAAGTTCGCCATGAGCGTGGCCGAAGACATGAACGCGTACACGCCCGAGGACTCCAAGCACCTGCACAAGACCATGCAGACGGCCTCCGACTTCAGGCAGGGCTTCGTCATATGGGACGCAGACTACGCCGCCGCCGTGCGAGAGCTGCCCGATAGCTCCATCAAGCACGGCAAGAACCCGAGGGCGAGGGCCGACTGGCCGAAGGCCGCGAAGGACGCGCACGGCGAGGACTGGAAGCGCCTGGCCGTCGACCTCCTGACCGAGGAGGCGTGACATGGCTCCGGACGTGATGGAGGCGGCGGAGGCCGCCATAGAGGCCCTGGGCTACGGCCCGGTGCTCCTCACCCGCCTGGCCGCCTCGCGCGGCCACGACGACGCGGTGGTGCTGCGGCCCATGCCCACGGCCGACGTGGTGCGCCACATGGACGGCGCCCGCCGCGTGGGCTACGTGTTTCAGGTCATCGTGAAGGCGACCTCGGAGATCAAGGCCATGACCGACGCCTACGACCTGGCAGACGCGCTGGACGGAGCCGACCTGTCCTCGCCCACAGGCTCCTACGGGTTCACGAGCGCGGCGCTGTACACCGAACCGCAGGAGATAACGCCCCCGGAAGGCGGGCCGTACCTGTGGGAGTTCCGAATCAAAGCAACCATAACCATAGAGAAGGGATAGCGATGGCAAAGAACCAAGACCTTGGCTTCGCGCCAAACTACATGAGCGCGCTGGAAATCGACATCACGCCCGAGGCGGCGACCCCCACGTGGGCCATCTTCTCGCGCGGCATCACCGAGATCAAGCCGACCACCAACGAGACCACCGACACCAAGGACTACTACGACGGCTACGGCACGCCCACCGACAAGGTGAAGAGCGTGCAGCCGCAGTACGAGGTCACGGGCGACCGCTGCTACGGCGACCCCGCGCAGGACTACGTGGCCAGCCTGGCGCTGGAGACCGGCGACGGCCGCACGGGCCACTTCCGCCACACCGACCCCAACGGCGACGTGGTGGAGGGAGGCTGCACCTACCTGAACCTGACCGTAGGCTCCCAGCAGGGCGCCGCATCCGACCCCGGCGCGTTCTCCTGCACCCTCTCCGGAGCGGGCGCCATGAGCTTCATCGAGGCCAACAAGCTGAAGCAGCCCGCAGGCGTGACGTGCACCGCGCCGACCGGGGCCGCCGTCGGCAAATCCGTGAAGCTGGCGCCTGCGGTGACGCCCACCGAGGCGAACCCCAAGTGCTTCTTCGCCTCGGGCAACACCGACATTGCGACCGTGGACAGCGACGGCAACGTGACCGGCGTGGCGGCGGGCAAGGCCGTCATCACCGTGCGCTGCGCGTCCAAGCCGAGCCTCTGCACGCAGGTGGAGGTGACCGTGGCGGCGAAGTAGCGCCAGGCGACACCAGACATAACCTCCCAGACATGGGGGCGCGGGCTAGTGAGCGGCCCGCGCCCCTTTTCTATGTCCAACGCTCACCGCTCACGAAAGGGGCAGCAAATGGAACTTTTGAAAAACATCCGCGCGTACGAGGACGTGTACTTCGAGAACCCCGAGGAGAACCCCGACACGCCGCGCTTCCGCGTGTGGTTCGACGACAAGCACATCGAGGAGTACCTGGCCAAGGTCGGCAACGCCATCGACCGCGCGCAGGCCAACGAGGAAATGGCGCGCGAGGCGGACACCCCCGAGAAGGTGGCAGAGGCCAACGCCGCGCAGGCCCGCCTCATGAAGCGCACCGTCTCGGCGTTCATCGGCACCGATGGCTGGGAGGAGCTGCTCGCGTGGATGGGCGGCGACGAGGGCCCCATCGTGCCCGAGGAGAACATCCGCATCCTGGGCGAGGTTTTCGCCACGTTCCTGAACATGCTGGCGCGCCACGCCACGAGCGAGCAGCTGATCGCGTGCGGCCTGGCGTACAGCGACCGCGCCGGGCAGGTGCATGCGCTCAACCGCGCACAGCGCCGCGCAAAGGGCAAGCGCAAGAAGGGCAAGTAATGCTGCCCGCCGCGCTCACGGCGGAGCGGGTGCGGCTGCCGGACGGGACCAGCGCCACGCGCTACCCGTGGAACGGCGAGGACGTGCTGGTGCGCGACGACGCGCTCACGATCATCCGCGTCATCGAGGTGCTGACCGACGATGGCAAGTCCGACGACCAGCGCCGGGACGAGTTCCTGGCGCTGTTCTTCGTGGACTGGACGGACGCGTGGTGCGCATGCGACTACGACGCCGCCGAGTTCGTGCGGATGCGCGACGCGGCGGTCTGGGACGTGTGCGGGCTGGACCTGACCGGCAACCGCCCGCACGAGGCGCCGCTATGGGACCTCGAAGAAGACGCCGCGCGCATCCGCATCAGCTTCCGGCAGGCCTACGGCATCGAGTGGGACGAGGTGCGAGGGCGAATCAGCTTCGCCGAGTTCGTGGCGCTCGTCGGCGGATGCCCGCAGGACACGCCGCTCGGAGCCGCCATCCACTACCGCAACCCGGCGACCAAGCCGAAGCCAACCAAATACAACAGGCGGGAGGTCGAGGCCTGGAACGCCGCCCACAAGGCGTTCGAACTCGGCAAAGGCCGCAGCTCACACGGCTCTGAGGAAGGAAGCGACGCGGCGATGCGCGATGTTTTCGCCGCGCTCAAGAGAGCAACGAGGTGAGCATGGACGGCAGCGTCATCATCAAAGCGGTGCTCGACACCGTAGACGTATCCAAGAACATCAAGGCCCTGGAGCGCGACCTCCAGGGCATCTCCTGGAAGAACATAACCGAAGGCGACGAGAAGGCGGCGAAGCTGTCCTCCTCGTTCAAGAAGGCCGGCACCGCCGCCACGCTGACGCTCACCGCGCCCGTGGTGGCCGCCGGCAAGGCCGTGTTCGGCGTGGCCAGCGACTACGAGCAGGCCAACGCCCGCATAGCCGCCGCGTTCGGCGTCTCCGGCGAGGAGGCGGAACGCTTCAGCGGCATAGGCAAGCGCATCTACGAGGGCGGCTGGGGCCAGTCCCTGGACGAGGTGAACGACGCGCTGATCCAGTGCAAGTCCACCCTGCGCGACGTGTCCGACGAGGACCTGCAAACCGTCACCACCAACGCGCTCATGCTGTCGCAGACGTTCGGGGCCGACGTGAACGAGTCCATACGCGGCACCAACGCCCTCATGAAGGGCTTCGGCCTGTCGGCCACCGAGGCCAGCGACCTGCTCACGGCGGGCATGCAGCGCGGCCTGAACTACACGGACGAGCTGGGCGACAACCTGAGCGAGTACAGCGTGCGCTGGGGCGAGGCCGGCATGAGCGCCAGCGAGTACTTCAGCCTGCTGGAGGCCGGCACGTCCAACGGAGCGTACAACCTGGACAAGGTGGGCGACTACCTCAACGAGTTCCTGACCGCGCTGGCGGACGGCCGCATGGAGGAGTCCATCGGCTCGTTCAGCGAGGGCACGCAGGAAGTATTCGAAAACTTCAAGAACGGAAGCGCCACCGCCGAGGACATGCTTCAGGCGGTGCTGGGCGACCTGACACAGATGCCCAACGAGTACGACAAGGCCGCGCTGGCCTCCACCCTGTGGTCCTCGCTCGGCGAGGACAACGCCATGGGCATGATCGAGTCCCTGGCGGGCGTGCAGGACAGCTTCGGCGACGTGGCCGGCGCCGCAGAGCAGGCCCAAGAGGCCGCATCCGATAGCTTCGCCGTGAAGTCGCAGGAGGCCATGCGCGAGCTGCAGGGCTCCATAGAGCCGCTGGGGCAGCCGCTTCTCAACATCGCCACCAACGTGGCCGGCGTCGTCAAGTCGTTCTCCGAGTGGTTCGCGGGCATCGGCGAGGGCGGGCAGACCGCCGTTCTCGCGATCGCCACGATAGCGGCCGCCATAGGCCCGGTCCTGTCGACGGTCGGCACCGTCATAGACACCGTGCCCAAAATCGGGGCCGCCTTCCAGGTGGTCGGCAAGCTGGGCACCGGCGCGCTGGGGCTCATAGCCGCCCATCCCGTGGTCGCGGCCATCGCCGCCATCATCGCCGCCGTGGTGCTGCTGTGGAACAACTGCGAGGGGTTCCGCGACGCGGTAACGGCAATCTGGGACGCGGTATGCCAGGCGTTCCAGGTCGCCGTCCAGGTCGCGGGCGAGGTCGCGCAGTCCGTCGGCGGGTTCTTCTCCCAGCTCGGCGAGACGCTGGGCGGAATCTGGGACGGGATATGCGCCACTGTGCAAGGGGCCATAGAGGCCATAGCCGGGTTCTTCCAGGGGATGGCCGACACCGCCGCGAGCATCTGGGACGGCATCTGCAACGCGGTGCAGGTGGCGGTCATACTGCTCGGCGAGATTCTGAACCTCGCTATAGAGGTGCTGCTCGCTCCCTGGACCTTCATCTGGGAGAACTTCGGCAGCCAGCTGAGCGCGGCGTGGGACGCCATATGCGCGGCGGTGGGCGCCTACCTGGAAGCCGTGAGCCAGAACATCACCGCCGTGCTGACCGTCCTCTCCGAGTGGTGGTCCGCCGCCTGGGGCGCGATCGGCTCCGTGGCGAGCGCGGTATGGGAGGCCATCAGCTGGGCGGTGTCGACCTACATCGCCGCCGTGCAGACGAACATACAGACGGTCCTCGGCATCATCCAGGCGGTGTGGAGCACGGTCTGGGGCGCTGTGAGCACGACGGCATCCAGCATATGGGGCGCGATTAGCTGGGCGATAGGCGCGGCCATTAACGCCATCAGCTCCACCATCTCGGCGGTGCTCTCGGCAATCCAGGCCGTGTGGAACTCCGTATGGGGGGCGGTCAGCTCCACCGCGTCGAGCGTTTGGGGCGGCATCAGTTCGACCATATCCGGCATCGTGAACGGCATCCGCGACACCATCTCCAGCGTTTTCAGCGCCGCTCGCGACACGGTGTCGAGCGTGTGGGATTCCATCAAGAGCGCCATCGAGTCGCCGATACAGAGCGCGCGCGACACCGTGCGCAACGTCATCGACACGATAAAGGGGTACTTCAACTTCTCGTGGTCGCTGCCTGACCTCAAGCTGCCGCACCTGTCCGTCAACGGCTCGTTCAGCATCGACCCGCCTTCCGTCCCGAGCTTCGGGCTCAGCTGGTACGCGAAGGGCGGCGTGTTCAACGGCCCCAGCGTCATCGGCGTCGGCGAGGCCGGGCCGGAGGGTGTCGTGCCGTTCAACGAACGGGGCGCGCGCCCGCTCGCCGAAGGCATCGCCAAGCTGCTCGACGGCAAGGGCGGGGCCGCGCGCGGCGACACAAACGTGACCATCAACGTGTACGCGACCGTGCGGGAGGAGGCCGATATCGAGAAAATCTCCCGCCAAATCGCGAAGGAGATCAAACGGCAGGAGTGCTTCGCATGATATACAACGGCTTCGACTTCGGGCCATGGTTCGACACCCGGCTCATGACCCGCTCGCTGCTACCCGACTACGACATAACCACCAGGACCGTGCCGGGCACGCCCGGCGAGCGGTTCATGCGCGCGGACCTGAAGCCGCTGTCCATAGACGTGGCGGCGGCCTTCCGCGCCCGCCCCACCGACGACATGGCGGCGGTGCGCCGCCTCATGGCGTCGAAGCTGCTGTGCCTGAAGGAGGCGGACCTGTGGCTGGACGACGAGCGCCACCTGGGCCTGCGATACAAGGCGGTGCTCACGTCCCCCGGCGCGCTCGACACGCTCTGGCACACGGGAGAGGCAACGCTGACCTTCACCGCGTACGACCCCATAGCCTACGGGGCGGACGCGCAGGCAACGTTCTCGGGCACCGCCTCGCTGCAGGTCGGCGGGACGTTCCGCACGTATCCGGTCGTGACCATCACGCCGGGCGGCAACGCCTCCACGCTGCGCCTGACGAACATGGACACGGGGCAGTACGTGCAGGTCGACCAAGCCGTATCGGCATCGACCCCGGTTGTGATAGATATGGCCTCGCCGCAGGCGACGGTGAGCGGATCGGCGGCGCGCGTGACGTTCGACAGCGACTTCTTCTCGCTGGAGCCTGGGGCGAACACGCTGCGGGTGTCGAGCGGGACCGCAGTGGCGAGATGGACGGAAAGGTACGTGGGCTGATGCTGCTATGGGTCACGAACAGATGGGAGACGTACAAGGGGCCCATCAAGACGCTGTTCGAGTGCAAGGACACGCGCGAGGTCAACGGCGAGAACGCGCTCAGCGTCAGCACGCTGGCGCGCCTGGACAAGGGCGACCGCCTGGTGTGGCGCGACCTGAAGGGCCGATGGCACGAGAACATCGTGGACGGCGTGGAGGAGGAGCGCGCGAGCGCGGGCATCCTCTACACGTATTACTGCCCCACCTCCGCGCAGGTCGAGCTGCTGGGCGACTACCTGGAGGACAAGCGCCCCTACGACGTGAGCGCATACACCGCGCTGGCCTCGGCGCTGTCCTCCTCGCGCTGGCAGGTCGGCACCGTCGACGACCTCGGGCAGGCGGGCACGAACTTCTACCACACCAACGCATGGGCGGCCATACACGACGTGGCGGACACCTGGGGCGGCGAGCTGTCGTTCGAGATACAGGTGAGCGGCACCAAGGTGACCTCGCGCCGCGTTTGCATGGCAAAGCAGGTCGGCGAGGACAACGGCAAGCGTTTCACCTACGCCAAGGACCTCGTGAGCGTCCGCCGCAGCGTGGACGAGGGCAACGTGTGCACCGCCCTGTACGGCTACGGCAAATCCCTGCAGACCACCGACGGAGACGGCAACCTGACGGGCGGCTACGACCGAAAGCTGACGTTCGGCGACGTGAACGGCGGACAGAACTGGGTGGGCAGCGCCGACGCGCTGGCCCGCTGGGGACGGCCCGACGGCAAGGGCGGCAAGGCGCACGTGTTCGGCGACGTGGAGTTCTCCGACTGCGAGGACGCGGCCGAGCTGAAGAAGCTCACCGAGGCGCAGCTCGCGAAGTCGTGCGTCCCGGTCGTGTCCTACACCGTGGACGCCGTGGCCCTCGCCAGGGCCGGCGAGGGATTCGAGGGCGCGGACGAGGGAGACCTCGTGACCGTGCTCGACATGGTGTACAACCCTCCACTGCGCGTCCAGACCCGCATCACGAAGGTGGTCGAGGACCAGCTGCGCCCCGGCGAGGTAACCTACACGTTCGGCAACTACCAGACGGTCGCGGAGCTGATGGCCGCGCAGAAGTCCGCCGCCAAGTCCACCGCCTCGACCATCCGGGCGACCGTGACCGACGCCGTGAACGCCTCGAACAAGGCGTCGACCGGCAAATGGGGCGAGAGCCTGGCGGCCGCCGAGGAGCGCCAGAAGGCGTACGCCAAGGAGGTCGGCGGCGCTGCCAAGGACTACACCGACGACGTGAGGGACGCGCTGGACAAGGCGCTCAAGGAGTACGCCGACAACGGCGACACCACCCTGGAGGAGGCGCTGAAGAAGTATTCCGACGACGGCAACCTGACCCTGGACGAGGTGCTGCGCCTGTACACCGACACGTCGATAGAGCAAAGCGAGAGCGTGCTCAAGCAGATAGACGAGGCCAACAAGAAGTACCTGGAAGGCGTCACGGACAAGCTGGACGAACGGCTGACGAGCGCCGAGGGCGAGGTGGATGGGCTACAGAAACAGCTCGACCAGCTGCCGACGGATATCCGCAAGAAGATCGTGGAAATGCTCAACAGCGAGATAAACACCACGGGCGGCTGGGTGTACGAGGAGCCGGGCCAGGGCATCCTCGTGTACGACAAGAAGCCGGAGAGCGCGACCAAGTGCGTGAAGATAGGCGGCGGCGTCATCGGCGTGGCCAACTCCAAGTACTCCACCGGAGCCTGGAAGTGGCGAACGGCCATCACCGGAGACGGCGTGACCGCCGACGAGCTTACCACGGGCAGGATAAGGGGCGGCAACTCGTACTGGGACCTCGACAGCGGCGCCTTCTACCTGCGCGACGGCTCCATCTTCATGACGGACAGCAACGGCAACAAGGTGTACATCAACGCCACCAACGGCTTCCAGATATACAGCAAGACCGGCTCCATCATCGCCGGCACCGTGCTGGTGGGCAATACCGCCATGTTCCGCTGCAACATGGTCGGAACCTCGTCCACTAACTACATCACGACGGGCACCACGACGGATAACCGGCCCGGCGCGTCGTTCGTCAACAACACGGCCGAATACTGCACGATCGAGGCGCTCCACGCCGTGGACAACCCGATAAAGACTGCGACCGACGGCGTTGGTATATCAGCATGCGGCTACGGGTTCCTTAGCGCGAACCGCTATTACCGGCAAACGAGGCTCACGACCCCCTACTACAAGGGGCACATGAGCCTCCCCGACGAAATGCTGTACATGAGGAGCGGCAACAGCAGCGGGGGCGGCTCGCCGTATGTGAAGCTGCAGGAGAACTCGAGCAACTACCTGTACCTGGACAACGGGAGGGCCGATCTCGGCGCGTCAGGCACCGCCAGGATACTCGCGCCGAAGTTCGCCATGAGCACAAGCACGGGCTCCGGCGGCACCTACGGGTACACGGGCTCCACGCAGTTCATCGGGTGCATAACCAACAACGGCAACAACTGGACGTGGGGCACCATCAACGTGGTGAACGGAATCATCACCGGCATGAGCAGCATCACGGGAAACTAGACCAGCAAGAGAGGAAACGGAATGTTCTACCACCTTGTGCAGCAGCCCGAAGCGCCGCAGGCGCTCGACGGCGCGCCAAAGCCGCCCGAGGCGCTTCCGGTGTTCGAGTGTATCAGCGACCCGGCCACGGCGCGGGCCATCGTGGAATCGGAAGACGTGTTCGAGTTCGACGGCAAGGGCGGCTTCACGCTCGTCTCAAGCCCCGTGTCCGCCATGGACGTGGAAGGAGGCGAAGCGAACGTCGTGGACTTCTCGGCGCTGACAGACGAGGAGATATGCGGGATACACAGCGTGCAACCCGGCGACACATCGCAGACACTCATGGCCGAAGAGAAGGAGTGACGCATGGCAACGCACGAGATCACGCTCAACCTCAAGAAGACCAACATAGCGCCGCCCGTCATAACGGTGCACCAGGGCGACAGCGCGGAGGTCCTGAAGGCCGCCATCTACGACGGAGACAAGAAGGCGGCCCTGACGGGCTGCAAGGTGCACCTCATGGCGGCGAAGCCCGACCACACCTACGTGGAGCAGCAGTTCACGGGCATCAGCGACAACGTGGCCACCGTGACCGTCAACCCGGCGGCGTTCGGCTGCGCCGGCCTGCTCAAGGTCTGCTACGTGCGCGTGCGCGACGCGGCGGGGCTGGACGCGACCACCGAGAACATCCTCGTGAACGTCCTCCCCTCCGCGAGCGCGGCGGGCACGGTGTCCGGGCCCTATGTGGACGCGGTGGAGGCGATCGTGGCCGACCTGAGGTCGCAGCTCGCCGACGTCACCGCGCTCAACACGCAGATGCAGAAGGCCGAGGCTTCGCGCGCCGCCGCCGAGAAGCAGCGCGCCACCAACGAAACCGCGCGCAAGACCGCCGAGGGCGGACGCGCGGATGCGGAGAAGGGGCGCGCCGCCGCCGAGAGCGTCCGCGTGACCGAGGCCGCTCAGCTGAAAACGGCCTCGCAAGCCGCCACGGCGGCGGCAAACGGCGCAGCCTCGACCGCCAACGCGGCAGCAAACACCGCCCTGCAGATAGCCAACAGCGTGGCGCAGGGCAGCGCGGGCAGCTCGGACATGGCCAAGCAGAAGCAGCAGATAGCCGACCTGTACGGCAAGCTGGCCGACGCCACGGACGCGTTCATCTACGACGACGGCACCGTGTACTGCCCAGCCTCCAAGGCCAGCGCGTCTGGCAGCACCGTCACGTTCGGGAGCACCTGCACGGCTTCCGGCACCACCCTCACGCTCAAGTAGGCAAAAGAAGAAAGGAAACGAAATGGCACAAGCGAGCATCCTGTCGGTGGGCGGCACCGGCTACGAGATCATCGACGAGACCGCGCGCAGAAACGCGCAGACGGCGCTCAACAACGCCGAATACAACCGCCAGGGCCAAATCGGCAAGTACGGCGGGCAGAGCATCGCGACCATCTTGGCAGGAGAGATCGGCAGCGGAACCGTGTACGACGCCCTGCACAAGCGCATCGCCGCCGCGAACTTCGCGGGCCTGCACGTGGGCGACTACCTGGACGTGCCCCTTGTGAGCGCGTCGAACGTGACCCCGCAGCAATCTGTGCGCTTTTTGCTGGCGCACATCGACCCGTACCTGTACTGCGGCGACAACAGCAAGGGGCACCACATCGCGTTCGTGGCGTCCGCTCCCGTGTCCGTGGCCAAGACCGTGACCGGCGTAGCCAACGACAGCTACCTGATGTGGAACACGACCAACACAAACCAAGGGACGGCCGAGACCAAGAACCCCTACCTGGGCAGCAACCTCAAGGCGTGGGAGACGGCCTTCGAGGCGTGCCTGCCCGAGGGCCTGACCAAGTACCTGCTCACCCAGCGCGTCCTGCTGGAGGAGCGGTACAGCGCCAGCGGCGCGATCAACGACTCCAACAGCTGGAGCTGGCAGGATATCGGCAAGGTGTGGTCGCTATCCGAGATGGAGGTCTACGGCTGCCCCGTGTGGGGCACGCCCGGCTGGTCCGTCGGCTTCGACTGCCAGTTCGACCTGTTCCATGACACGGCACACCGAGTCAACGGAAGTCGGTGCTATTGGTGGCTGCGTTCCGTCATGGGTAGCTCCTCGTCCCACGTGTGCTTCGTCAACTACTACGGCGGTGCCACCTACACCTCGGCGGCGGCCGCCTGGGTTCGCCCCCGCCCCGGCTTCCTCTTCGGCTAACCAGCCGAGTGCTCTATACTCTGCTTTTAGGCGACCGCCTTGCGCGGTCGCCTTCTGCCCGCGAAGCGGGCCGTTTTTTTGCCGCTATTCCCAGGAGGTGCACGTGAGCAGCGTCTACCAGCGCAACCGCGAGGTGTCCGAGTACAAGTTCTTCACTCAAGCAATCGCCATCCGCGTGGAGGTCAACAAGCTGATGGCGTCCTCCTCCGTGGTTCCGAAGGCCTACCGTCTGCTGAACGCGGTGCCGACCGTGGAGACGGCGCGCAGCATCGTGTACAACGTCAACCGCGCCGACTGCTTCTATCCCAACAGCTCGTTCAACGCGCTGGAGAGGAAACGCTACCTGACGCTGGCCATAGCGGACTGCGAGCAGCTGATGCTGGACATGCAGTGCCTCATGGATATCGGCCTGCCGGTGAACGCCAACCGCTTCGAGGCGCTGGCGGGCATGGTCGAGGAGGAGATCAAGCTGCTGAAGGGCGCGCGCAAGAACGTGCGGGTGACCGGCAAGAAGTCGACAGAGGAGCGCATAGCCGAGGCCGAGGCCGAGCTAGAGCGCCTGCGTTCGCTATAATGGGCGGCGGTCCCGTCTTGTATATCGGTACAATTGGTGGCTGCGTTCCGTCATGGGTAGCTCCTCGTCCAACGTGTGCTACGTCAACAACAACGGCAATGCCAACTACACCTCGGCGGCGGCCACCTGGGTTCGCCCCCGCCCCGGATTCCCTTACTGCCAGACCGAGTAGGCCAGC